CCGTATTTGTGTCAGCTTCTTATTACCCGGAAGTCCGGTAGACATTTTAATCCACTTGATATCAGCCATCCTGCTTCTCCTTCTTCATGTAATACCGCTTAATGCTGCATTTCTCTCCGTAGCGGTTATTTACGGTTTCCATACGGCTTGCAATCGGATAACCGAGACTTCGCAAGTCAGATACTCTCGATGCAAGTCTCATAACGCCCAAATCACGCAATGCGTCAATCTGTGTAATGCTTCCGAATACTGCAATATAGTCAAGGATTCTTTGATTTTGCGTTGGTTTTCTATCAACCTTCTTACTCATTCACTGCACCTTCTTCCTGAATATCAACTTCAATTCTTGGATTATCTTTGTCTATGAAAAACTGATCCGTGAAACCGGCAACACCCTTCCATCCGTCAGCAATAATGATTCCGTTACTTACAAGCGCATCAAGTATGAATTTCTTTGCGAAGCATACATTGTCTAAATCTCGCTTTCTATTCGGTTCGTACCACCGGAAGGACAAGCGCACTGGATTCTTGAACGATACTCCCTTCAACTGCTGCATGATGTACACTGATATTATTCTTTCAGCATCCTTTTTCATCTTGGCTCCTGCCTGCCGGTGTGTCCGGCAAGCAGAAGTGTAATCATTAAGATTCGGTAATTGTCCGTCAATTACTAATGTGACCATATAAACACCGTCCTTTAACCGAATGGAAGTTCATCGTCAATACCATCCGGGATAGACATGAATCCGTCTCCTGCCGGTTGCTGTTGTGCCGGTCTGTTATAATCACTGTTATCAGATGCTCCGGAAGCGTTCTTGCTCTCTGCAAACTCGATTTCATCAACAAGAATCTGTATACCGTATACCATCTGTCCTTCACGGTTTGTATAATTGTTATTCTGAATGCGTCCGGTGATAAGTGCCTTCATACCTTTGCGGAAATACTTCTCAACAAACTCGGCTTGCTTTCCAAAAGCCGTATAATTGAAGAAATCTGCGTCCGGCTCTCCTTCTCGCTTGAATCTTCGTTCCACTGCACCGGAGAAACTTGCGATTGCTGTCGGGTTTGCTCCCTGCGTATATCTCACTTCCGGATCACGGCAAAATCTTAATGTCTGAATTACTTTATTCATGGTTGTACTCCTTTCTATGCTGCGAAGCGTACTCAGAAAATCCTTCCGGGTAACGCTCAATCAATTTGTTGATGTTCTTCTGTGCAATCTCAGCAAGGTTAAAGCCAAACGATTCACACATCATGGCAACGTACCACATTACATCTCCAATCTCTTTTTCAACATCGCTGTAATCCAAATCGTGTCCGTGGAAAATCCATTTTTTAATCATGTCGTTCAGTTCTCCTACTTCACCGGATAAACCTAAACACGCATTGAATACACCGCCCACATCAATTATCGAATCGTATACGTCCTGCCATTTCAGCAGCCGTTCGGTGCATTTTCCGTCATTGGTTCTCATTGCTAACTTCTGATATAATTCCATATCAATTCCTTTCTACAAGTAGTTCTTTCCGAATATCTCCCGGAAATTAAGTTCCGGATATTTCTCGTTAAACATTTCTTGTGCATACTGTTTTAATCTCGTGTCGAGTGCCTTATTGAAATGCACTCCCTCGTTGCTGCCGTTGTGATGGTGATAGCAAAGCCACACTTTCAATCCGTACTTCTCGGAGTTCTTTCTGTTTGATGTTCCAAAAAATATGTGATGTTCGTGCAGATTCAATGTCGTTTCACACACAAAGCAGCATTTCTCACTCTGAATTATTGACTTTGCCATTTTGACGCTCCCAAATCTCCAATGCTCTCTGCATTTCTTTTGATGTTGGTGGTGCAATGCCCAACTCAACCGCTTCTTCAATCACACGGTCAAGAAACTTCGCCATTTCTGCAGTGTCGTACTCACTTGAACCTTTAATCATCAGATATGCCGAAAACTGACCGTCACTCTTGTAAAACTTCCAATGGCCGGGAAGTTTCGATATATCAACATTTGTCCTTAATGTAGTTGTGATATAACCTTCCTCGTCCTTATACAGAACACCGTATTTTTGGAGCATATCTTCATACACTTCATCCTTGCTGCTGTTCACAACTCCGGCAATCTCCGTACAGACAGCCCATAACAGCGCATTCGCATCAAGTGACCGCTTTTTTCTCCACGGTTTAGCAATGATTGATAACTTATCGCAAGGTTTGAGAGATTCAATCTCGCCGGCAACCGTCTTTTCATTGATTGCAAACGTAATCAGGAATTGTCCGGTCTGCCAATCTTTTGCAATATTCAGAACTCTGCCCGTACACTCCATCCTAAACACCATCCTTGCTGTATTCCCACTTGTAACCACCGGTTTGTCTTAATTCACCCGTGCAGCATCTTGAAATATGTGAAGGAAAAATTCCTAAAAACTGCCCTGCGGATTTCAAACTTTCCCACGTTCTAACAAAAGTACCGTCCAATGTATATTGATTCACTTTTTTACAACGCCCGGCACTAGCTCTTTCAATGGTTTTCCCGTGGTGCATATTATAAATACCGGTACACCATTCAAGATTATCTGCCATATTATTAGTTTTAACTTCATCCTTGTGATTAACTTGCGGATAATTGTTTGGGTTCGGAATAAAAGCTATTGCAACTAATCTATGAACTGTGTGAGTCGTTTGTTTTTTGTTTTTTGTCAAACCTACTATGAGATACCCCCTTGCACCGGTGCCGAGTTTCATAAGATTACCGGTATAAGTTGAAACGATATTCCCAAGATTGCTAACCTTATATAATCCCTCATAGCCAACAATATCTTTCCACACTTCCATCACACTGCCCCTTCCTGCGGAAACAAACCTTTTTCGATGCACTCACTGAGATATAACATCCTCGGTTCGTATCTGCTGATAAACTCCTCGTCATACGGTATTGGATGGTATGTCAGCCGGTTCGTATCAATCTCACGGTAATAGTTCCGGTAGTCGGCTTCTTCAAGTGCGTATGCAACAATCCGTGCTTTGTGGATGCCGGAGCCGTACATTTCAACATTTACTTGCTGCCGGTATGCGGATGATACCTTGAACTCTTTTTCCGCATTGTGCGTCTTGACCTCGAATATTTCTTCATCCGTATTACCGTCAAGATTCACACGCAACCGCCCTTTAATGATCTGCTTGTCCTTTTCCAATCCGGGAATATTCAGCGCATCCAATATCTTATGTTCATAGGCTGTGCCGGCCATCATTGCTTCATTGGTGAAATTGTTCCTCTGAATACCCTGCTTTTCTCTCCACCACTTCTCGAATGTTTTAGTATTCCATCTACCCATGACATACTTCGTATCAGATGCACCGATATAGCCTGACCGGTCCTTACTGCTTATCATTGCTTACCTCTTTCAGAATGAAGTTCAGGTTGTTCTCGACAACGCTCAAAATCTTGTAAGAAGTCAAATACTGCTTCAATTCTTCCTCTGTACGCTCCATTTTCTCCGCAATCTGTCCGATGGTGAGATTGCCTTTCTTCTGAATAGCCGTGATCGTCTCGAAAACACGCTCCTGCACCTTCATGATGTCGTGGTATCTGTCGTTATCTTCCTGCTGCTTGCGCTCGTTTTCTTCTTCTTCCAACCACAAATCAAATCCAAGTCCGGTATACATGGCAACCGCCTTTACAAAAGAACGTGTCATACTGTTCCATACTCTCTGTTGACTCATGCTGTTGTCTTTGACCGGATTCGCACCGTTCATGACCGGAGACTGCATATAATAAACATTGTTATCAATATGTATCTCGATCCGTGTCTCGTAGCACCGGTTCGCAATGCCGTTTTTATCTGCAAATACGGTTTCGGATTCATACAAGCTGCCGCCGGTTTTCGGATTCTGCACCGGAAGGAAATACACCGTTTCTGCCCCGTTTTCATGCAGCAGGTCGATGCACTTGTTATACGGAAGGTAATCTGCGCCGTCCCTATTCTTCGTGAACGGACGCACATCAATTTTTCTCATTTCGTCATACGGTTTCAGCATTTTTCTTTACCTCTCTTTTCAGAATATATTCTGTCTCTCCGACACTTTCCGAATCGGAAATTTCTCCTATGATGTCACACGCTGTTCCGAGACTGCCGACCATGAATGAAACTTCGTCTGTGTCGTTGAACTTCTGACCGTCATATTCTTTCTCTGTTGTCTGCTTAATTGTTAATTTCCACATTGTTTCAATCTCCCTTCATGTGCTTTTCACAAATATCGACGATGTGTCTGCATAACGCTTCCGGGATAATACTTCTCTCTTTACTGTCCTTTAACCCTTGACTGCTTCCCGGTGTGTGTGATCCTCTTGGTGCAGGAACATGACATGAATCACCATTCTTACACATTGGTTTGAACTGCGGATCTGGATGATTCGTCCAAATGTCTGTCGGTTTCATTCGTGTATCACCATACTGACAATATGTGACGGTATGCCTCGGTAATCCACGCATCCAAGTCATTTTTCGCATTCCACCCCTTGGATTCTCGATAAACCAAAACTTCGGGGATAATGCCATAATTAAACGCAAAACGTGTTGGTCGACTTCATCACAGAATTTTGCGTATTCGCTGACCGGATCGAGATTCCCGGTTTCTTCATTCCTTCGCCTGTGATGGCTTATTGCGGCAATGCTGAATGTGGAACAATCCGGGGATGCCCATATCACATCAGGTCTGCCAAATTTCCGAAGTATCTCTTCTGCGGTAATAGTGTTTATATCTGCGTATAAACTGATGTTTTCAAATCCTTTATCCCATTCCACTGAAAAAACTTCGTGTCCTTTTGCTTCAAATGCTTTGCCGATACTTCTCGTTCCGGCAAATAACTCTAAAACTTTCATTTTGCCTACCGAAAGGTAATCATGATTTTTGTCCGGACAACCTTATTCCTTTCGTTTGTTAATATGTGTTTGTTTTTTCTAACCTCTTATTCGCTATATCCACATATTCCTTATTTAGGTCTATACCGATATAGCTGCGATTTAATTTTTTGCTTACGATACAAGTAGTTCCGCTTCCTGAGAACGGATCAAGCACAATATCACCTTCTCTCGTTGCAGCAAGAATCGGCGTTTTAACAAGTTCTTCCGGGAATGGTGCGTAATGATACCCCTTGAATGGTTTCGTGTTTATCGACCAAACCGCACGCTTGATTCTTCCTTTATGGGAATTTTTCAAAACATCATCTGTCTCGTAAGATACATCTGTCAGTTTTTCATCAATATCTCGAAACGCTTCGGACCAATCATCTATTAGCCACTTGATTTCGTTCCAATCCTCGACACTCGGAAAAGAAAAACCGCTTTCGTCTCTTCTGAACCAATGTTCCACTTTGCTTCGCTTCAAATCAGAATTTTCAACAATCACATCAATACTCGCCCTGGATCTCATGAACTCCACAAACTCTTTTTGCTCCGGAAGGTTTTTTCGCAATGCAATAATCTTCGTTCCCCTTGTTCGGTTCATACCTTGTCTGACACTGCTTTCCTGCTCCGGATTTTCATATTTCGTTCGAGTAGTTTTCGCTCCTGCCGTAGCATCTGCTTTTTTTACTGCGGACTTCAAAGGCTCATATTGTGTTGTAAATTTGTACTTCTTCTTTTTGGTGAAGAAAAACATTTTTTCATAATCGTTATTGAAGCGTGTTTTTGCGCTTGACGGCATGGCATTCGGTTTGTGCCATATTATCTCGTTTCTGCATAACCATCCGATTTCAAGCATTTTCACCTTGAATCTATCCGGAATGCCTAACAATGATTGGTTGAAATAAACATCATCGATATTTACAAAACAGCTTCCATCGTCTTTGAGAATCCTATAAACTTCACCGAATATATCCGTCAGCTTATTTATGTATTCTTCAAAATCGTTCTCTTGGCCGATTTGTCCATCTGCGCCGTAATCTCTTAAATTGAAATACGGTGGAGAAGTAACAACCAAATCAATGCACTTATCAGGGAATTGTTTCATCACTTCAAGGCAATCACCCTGCTGAATGTAGTTTGTTCTCATTTTCTTCACTAAAGGAAATCCGGCCGTGATTCCTAGATGCCCTTATCTCCTTCCGTTTGGATTCTTAAATTACAACAATCCCCTTTGACTTCTTTGTAAAAACTCTTGAACTCTTTCATAGACACCTCATATAAATTTGTATAGGCATCTTTGGTTCAGTTCGCCGTTCAATACGGCCGTGCTTCCTTCTTATAGTTCGCTTGTCCTAGCAAGATAATCTTCTCTGATTCTCTCCCACGCTTTAGGTTCACACCGCTTGCAATACCAATCACCGTCAATCTGTACGGCTTTTTCTTCTTGGATGCGGTTGCCACATTCGCAACATACTGGCTGTTTTTCAAGTTTTTCATCGAGTGCGTTATAAAACCGCTCGGCATCTCGCACCGGATCATCCGTGAAGCACATCCGTAATCACCCCGTTTTCAATAACAAACTCATATCCAAGACCGTAAAGCTGCAATAAATCTTCAAGTGTTGCTTTTCCTTCAAGAATCAATTTCGTTTCCATCTTCCGTTACCTCGCTTCCTAATACTTTGATGTTGTTCGGATCGCTGATATCCATTCCCTCATACTTTGCAAGAAATTCTTCAAGCGTTGTCTTTCTGCATTTCAGCCGTCCGAGTTTCATGAACTTCAACAGTCCTGCATTCTGCAGACGGTACACAAAATTGACATTCGTTTTTAGAATCTTTGCGACTTCGGGAACGGTGTATAACATATCTTGCATTCCGTTACTCCCTTCCGTGTTTTGTGCTTAAAGCACAATCTAAGTGCAAAAAAAATTACCCTTTCACAGACCAAATGATATCATCTACTGTCATTCCATATAGCGAAGCTAAACTTTTCGCAGTATCAATATCCGGCTTGCTCGTGTACTTTTCATAGGCAATAATGGTATTCTTGTTTTTGCCTAGTTTTTCCGCAACTTGCGCCTGCGTCAATCCTGCATTCACCCTTGCTGCTCTTAAATGAATAGCCATTTGCATACTTCCCCCTTTGATTTTATTGTTGTGCTTTAAGCACATTTTGATAATACTATATTAAAATAATTTTGTCAATGCTAAAAGCACAAATATTTTTGCTTTTATCTTGATTTATTGTGCCTTTGGTGTATAATTCTATTTACACGGAAGGTAGGTGATAAAATGGATAACAAAACTATATTTGCAAGTAACCTTAATAAATATATGAAACTCAAAGGAAAATCACGAAAAGATCTTTGCGAAGATTTAGGATTCAGCTACTATACCGTTACGGATTGGGTAAACGGGAAAAAGTACCCACGTATGGACAAAGTTGAAATACTCGCTGAATACTTTGGAATTTTGAAATCTGACTTAATAGAAGCAAAGTCTGAGGAACATTGGAAAATGCACGAAAAAAATAGCACAATAACAGAAATTATTGTGCGAATGCGTACTGATGAAGATTTTCTTTCTTTAGTGGAAACTCTTAATGATCTTGATAGGGGAAAAATTATCAGCGTCAAACAAATGCTTCAGGCCTTTATGTAGCTTGTTTACTTTTTAGCAATATCTGATAAACCAAATCAAGCAACGGTTCATCAACAGTTTCATGTAATAATTCAATGATTTGTTTTATGTAGTATTCTTTCATGGGCAAACTTCCTTTCCTGAAACATACGTTCTGAAAATATTATATAAAACACACTTGTCTGAAAACAATGGTAATTGCTACTAATTTACTAATTCGGTATTTTTTACCGAAAAACATATTTTTTTCATAAAAAATTTTTGAAGGGAAGTGGAAGTATGGCAAAACTGAACATTCGTGACCGTAACAAAGGGAAGGTTGACAAGAACGGGAAAGCCAAAAAGCCAAATTGGGAGTATCGTTTTGAAGCAGCGAGAATCAACGGTGTAAGAAAGCATATATCAAAGGCAGGATTTGACACAAAAGCCGCTGCATTGGAAGCCGGAACGGCGGCACTTGCTGAGTACAACCGTTCAGGACAAGTATTCGAGCCTGCAGAAACATCCGTTGCAGATTTTCTTGATTATTGGTTGAAGAATTTCTGCGAAGTGAATCTTTCGGACAATACTACGCATGGATATGAAGCCGTTATCCGGTTACACCTTAAACCGAAACTCGGACATTATAAACTAAAATCGGTAACAACTCTTGTATTGCAAGAATTGATAAACGACATTTATATATATCAGAATTTTTCAAAAGGTTATTCAGATAAGATATTCAATGTTATCCGGGGAGCATTCACTTATGCAAAAAAAACTGCAAAGCTGATTCACGAAAACCCTGCAGAAGATTTGAAGCGTCCGAATGTGGATGTTGCCGAATCAGAGAACGAGGACGAAATTATCATCCTTACAAATGAAGAAGTGTCCGACATATTATCTCGCTTCAAAAGTTCGCCGTTCCAATATTACGCAATGCTCATATCGTACTATTCCGGATTGCGTGTCGGTGAAGTGTACGGCCTTACATGGGATGATATAGATTTCGAGAAAAAGACAATTACTGTCAACAAATCAGTGAAGAAATTTGATTATAACTCTCGGAAAGACAAGAATTACCGTGGCATCAAAGGGAAAGCAAAAACGAAATGGTATCTCGGTGCTTGCAAAACCCCTTCTTCATACCGCACCGTTCCGATTGGTGACACGTTGCTGAACGCTCTGCTCGATTACAAAGAATGGCAAGAAGAAAACCGCCGCCTTTACGGTGAACTCTACACACGAACATACCTCAAAGATGAACTTACACCGAATAACCGCAAAGTGAAACTAATCGTTCAAATGGATTCTGTCGCAGGCGTTGAGGTTCCGTTGCAAGAGGTCCAAATGGTATGTGTGAAAGAAAACGGAATGTTCACCGGGACAGATTCGGTGAAATATCCGTCAAAGGTTATCAATTACGATATGGCAATCAGATTTACTTTCCACGCATTCCGACACACTCACGCAACAAAGCTGATTGAATCAGGGATACCGGTAAAAGCTGTCTCAGAACGTTTAGGGCATAGCAGCACCGCTACAACATGGAATTATTATGTAAAGGTCACTTCCGAAATGGAGAATGAAGCAATGCAGGCCTTTGAAGAAGCCGGAACGCTTAATCTCCGCAACGAACATCTGTATAAGAAGTGGAAGGACCTACGCAATAAACTGAATAACGTATCGTACTACAAAGAACGAGGGATAAAATTGTGTGATGAATGGCAGAATTTCAAATCATTTGAGAAGTGGTCTTTGGAGAATGGATTTGAAGAAGAACTGCATCTGATCCGAAAAGACAAAGAAAAAGATTACACTCCTGATAACTGTATGTGGTCAAAGGAAAACAAATCTGTCAAAGGGAAATATATTTATGAGGACGGAGAAAATATCAAGTCATACAGTGTGAAGCAGGTCGGCCGTGGATGGTGTTACCGAATCACTGACTATGACGGTAACGGTGTCCGCAAGGATATCCGAAAAGCAGGATTCTCCACTGAAAACGAAGCGTGTATTGCTGCAGAAGGTCGTATATCAGAATTGTTCGAGGAAAAGAATGCAGGGGAAGAAAAACCGCATCTTCGATTAGTGAAATAAAAAAATGTGTCCACGTTTTTTGTCCACCGAAACGCCCATCTTGAAAAAAGGTGGACAAACGGTGGACACGTGGACATTTTTAATGTGTTTTTATGTGTTTGAAGTTATTGCAAATGCCTATAAATACAGTAAAATCAACGCCTTCCGCAACACACTTTGTATTTCTTTCCGCTACCGCAAGGACTACGATGCGGATATTTTTATGTATTTTTTCGTCACTTATCAACTCTTTCGCAACGACGGAAACCCTTGATTTTACCGCACATTCTCGGTATGCTAACTTCTTTTTATCGTTTTTTGTATCTTATTGTATCGTGCTTTGTTTTGTCCACAGGTGGACAAAATGTGGACAAAAATACGCACTTTTTATAATTCGATTTTTCTTGCTTCTGCCGGTCTGCTCTTTACAAATTCATCAACAAACTTCATTGCACTGTATAGACGTCCGTTCATCACTTCGAAGCAAATATACTTCAATTCGTTTTCGTTACTCCAATATGTAATAATTAAATAGTGACTAACCGTTTTGGTTTTCTTCTGCTTTGCACGACCGCCTACGATGGCACCCAACGGTCCGAACAATACCGCTCCACCAACAGCACCGCCAACGGATGAAACATACTGTGTCTGAATCTCAGTATCCGTCTTAATGCTTACATCGGTGACTTTACTTCTCTGCAGATCTATTTCTACGCCGTTAGCGTGAATCTCGTATCGGTCTGCGTATGAACGCAAATCACAAAATACATTTTCTGCAATAGAAAGGCCGCTCACATGAGCAAACGTGTCCTGCAGCAACATACCGCTTGCCTTTAACTGATTTACTCTTTCTTTCTGCGCCTTTTTCGCTTTCGATGTCTTTCCGACCATCTTAATGCAAAAAACGATAAACGCAATCAGAACCAAAATCAGCACAAACAACGGTGCCACTTCTGCCGGATTTACTTCTGCTGTTAACAACATAACAAAAACCCCCTTGTATTATAGTGAATGCATTATACCACTCTTGCATCATATAATATAGACTGAACTTTTGTTCACGCCCTTACTACATCAATAATCGTTCCAATATACTCGACTTCATCCATCCGTTTCAGAACAATATCTTTTCCGTGATTATGTAAACACCGCAAACAATAGAAATCTTTCCCGTTGCTGTCCGTTTCTTCGATGTACCGCCGTATGTATGCCCGGCCATCTTTGGAAAAGGCAGCATATTCTCCGTTTTTGGGGAACCGATCTTCGAGAAGAATAATATCATTTTTGCAGTATAACGGTGATAAGTCATTCGTTGTCATTCGGATTGCCGTGTACGCCTTTTCCTTATCCGTCCATATATCCTCTGTTCCGCATGTATCGTATATTATGCCATCGTATATGTTTCCGTTCGGAAGCAGACACGGAATGCGGTGTTTTCCCTCTGCATTTCGCTCCGATACAGCACCATCCTTTTCATATCGTGCTACAAGCCGGATAATGCTCTTTCCGTGATTGCCGCACGACCTATAATGACGAAGCAGCACACGTTCGTCCGCAGTGTGTTGGCATCTTCCGATCAGACAATTCATAGAAACCTCAGTTACTTCTGACAAAACTGCAAGCGTTGAAGCACGTGGATCATGTGACCGTCCATAATATATATTCGTTACGGTATCATCGGGCAGACCTTTTTCGGATGCTTTATCAATCAAATCATCCAAATCCCACCCCTTCTCAATCATTATCTCTCGCAACCTTTTCTTCAATATAGGACCAAAATCAATTTTATTTTCTCCCACATATCCACCTTTCTGTCTTATAAGACACAAATTTGCGTGATTTTTGATGAAAATTATGTTAATCTCGCCATTTAATTTTGTCAATCAATGTTTTATCTTTTTCCCATAATCTTAATACATGAGAGGGAAAAACATGAATATACAGTGTGATGGAAATAATGTTGTACTTATAGGCAAGAAAGTATCTGATTTCGTATTCGGTCACGAAACAGCCGGGGAATACTTCTATACATTTACGCTCGAATCTTCGAGGTATAGCAGCACTCCCGACCGAATCCCGGTTGTCGTGTCGGATCGTATTATCGGCACGGAAGATTTCAACAATGGTTCCGTGTGCGTTATAGGTCAGATCCGTTCGTTCGACCGTAAAACCAAGAACAAAAAGCACCTGGATGTGTACGTGTTCGCCACTGATATGTTTTATGTGGAAGAACCGGACAAGAACGATGTCTTTCTTGTGGGATATGTGTGCCGCCCACCGGTTTACCGAGTCACACCGAACAGCAGGCAGATAACAGATATCATGCTTTCCGTTCCTCGGCATTACAAAAAAAGTGACTATATTCCGTGTATAGTGTGGGGAAGAAATGCGAAATATGCTTCCGGTCTTGAAGTGGGAGCGTATGTCAGCGTGACAGCAAGATTTCAAAGCAGGGAATATCAAAAAGAAACTGAACAGAAAATAGCATATGAAATGTCTGTGAGCAGGATTGAGAGGTTACCTTATGAGTGATAGGGAAGAATATATAAAACGGATCATAGAGAAGATTCAGGAGTGTATGGATTTGTCGTTATTGGATTTGATTCTGAAATTGCTGATTCGCACATAAAGAAAAGTGCAGCCGTTATGGTTGCACTTCTTTTTTTATCTTTTCTTCTATCGCATCCAAGTAAAACTGTCGCATACTTTCATATCCTGCATCTGCCGCCGCTTTTTCATAGCGTTCATAATCTTCCGGTTTTACTCTGAACCGTATTTCTTTTAGTTTTTTCAAATAATTCATAGTGCGCTTTTTCGCCGCTTCATCATATGGCATGCACAGCACTCCTTTGCTTTTTCTTTAATTATACTTCTATATTCGTTAGTGCGCTATATACATGTTGCACAAAAATAGTGCGCTATATTCGGCAATCTTGCTAATTGATATATAGTGCGCTATATACTATAATAACATCATAAGGAACAGCAAACAACACAGAAAGAGGTAAAGGATATGATTAACACAAACAAAGAAATCGGCTTTTATACAGATGTTTTCGGAAATGAAATTACAGTGTATGAACAAATCGAAAAATATACTGTATGGTATGAGGGATATTTGTTCGAGGGAGATACAGACGGATATAACGCACATGGCTTCGATAAATTTGAAGATGCAATCGCTTTATATCATGATTACGGAGATATGATTCACATTAAAGACAACGAGTACGGTGTAAGTTTTGATTATGGCGAATGGAGTTAAAAAACACGCTGACCTAACGGCAAGACGGGGAGAAAGAGGTAAAATGAAACAGTACAAAGGATATTACATAGACAAGGTGATTTTCAATAATGAAGCTGAGATTGATGCTTTTATCAAGAAGCAGACAATCGAACATTATCAACAACTTTGCAGGATGATCGCCACAAGAGCTAGTTTTGAATTGGTCGCACTTATGACACCATATGAAACTAAATTACATTATGAGTACGGTTTGACCTATGAGGAAATCGAACAGCTTGAAATCGAAGCATATGCCGCATAAAAAAAGGAGCAGCCACAACGACTGCTCCATTCTTTTTATTTCACCATTGCTGCACGTGACTTCGGGCCGAACTTCCCATCCCATTCAGCTTCATCCGTAAAATGCGCCATCTGAAATGCTTTTACTGCCCCTTCTGTACCGGAACCGTACACACCATCAACATTGCACTTCCCACTTGCAGAAATCAGCGGAAGAAAACCGAGTTTAATCAATTCAAACTGCAACCACTTGACATCATCACCTTTTGCGCCTTTGCGAAGCGTTTCGGATGGCGTCTCGAACGGATTTAACATGAAATCAAGATTTCCAACATTGCAATAAGTGAACCATGATTTGTGTCCGAAACTTTCAATTTTTGTATGGTTATAGTTTTCGTCAAACCATGATTGATATCCCCTAGTATCAAGGTGAGCGCAAGTCTGAATCAAGCCAATACCGTCCATGCCGAGAACTTCTGCAGCACAACAAAGGTATTTCGGATGCAGTTCTTTGCCGTTCTTCTTCGGATATGTGTCAGCCGCCTTTCCCTTCAAGTGTTGACTGTTCATTGATGCAGTAGGCAACGACTTGTTGTATTTCTCGGTACGATATCCGCTAATGATTGTCAACGATGAAAGCTGCAAGCAGTCACGAAGTTTCTGTAAATACTCTACAAGTTTCAAGTCAATCAGGATCTTGTCACTGCCATCCGGACACGCAAACTCATACACATGGAAATTCGGTTGTAATCGTTTCTGCCCGTCTTTCTTCAACGAATAGGTTTTTACCGCCATTTTACTTCATCCCCTTTTTAATCTGTTTTACGGCCTGATTTGCGCCGGTAGATGCCAACCCGGAAACAATACCGACTGCGATTGCATCAAGAACATTGCTTGCAGGAAACTCCGGCATCACATACATACCAACGACACCAAGAACACCGCCAACAACTCCGACAATCACCGGAATAAATTCGTCCTTTACCTTCGGAAGCTGTTTAGCAAGCAATCCCACCAAATACGCAATTACCACAATTGCAACATCTGTTCCTCCACTTGAAAAATCCATACTTTTTCCTCTCTTTCTTTGTTTTTGTTCATAAAAATTCACTATTTTGTAATAGTGAATGAGCCTATTTCTACACCGTCAATAAATGCTTTCAATTTACTTGTTGAGTCTACCCACTGCAACGAAAGACGGTTGTTTGCAAACAGCCCAATGTGAACCTTTTGCGACATCATTTCGTCAACTTCCGCTTCTGTGTAATATCTATCATCGTGCGTGTGAGTTGCCGCCGGGAATGTTGAAGGTTTCCCCGTTACATTGCCCCACGCAACACCGCCTGCAGTAGCCGCATATAATACTGATTTCGCACTATCGGCAGTATTGTTGACATTGCCAAGACCGATGTTTGCAGGCGTGATGTTCACTTGCCCGGTACGATACGAAGTCTCTGCGTTACCCTTTACGCCGGTTATCGTGTTCACTTGCGCCCCTGCCGCTATCCCTGCAAGTTTCGTCTTTTCTGCCGTGGTGTAGTCATTTGTTGACAATGCCTTTCCGGAAACCTTGTCAACCTTTGCATCCACACCGCTTTGCATGGCAATGTTTTCCCACGCCGTCCAAGTTCCTGCGAACTTTGAACGACCGACCATCAACAACGGCGGCAACGTGTTTCCGTTTGGATATTTCGTCATTCTTTGCCATTCATAATCAGCACTCGTTTTCATTCCCTCTACATAGTAAGTTCCACCCATGAGAGATAAACCGCTGACAGCCACACTCAACGTAAAATTGTAATGAGTATTTATCACAAGGTTTGCAGAATAGTCATTCATGACGGCATCTAATTCAGCTTGTGTTTTTACGTTGAAATACTGCGGAATCCTGCTGTTAAGCAAAGAACCGTCCGCTTTACTATTCCACAAACTACGCTCTGCAGATGTGATATGACTTACCGTATCGGCTAAGTGCGTTATCAATCGGCTTATTGCAAGTTTGGTTTTTTGCAATGCAACATTCAGCTTTTCCCCACTAACCAACGTTGCAAGAGTGGTCGTGTCGGAATAGGTCGGCGTTTGGTCGTTTGTAGATACGTCAGGAACGTTCCCTAGTCCGATTTGAGTCTTTGTAACTCCGTGGGGATTATTCTTATTGCCTAAGTGCGAAATAAGGTCAGAAACGGCACGTGCGAACTTACCGAATGCCGTTGTGACCGTTTCCCCCGACACTGCTGCGGTCAATGTTCCGGGAACCGTGTATGTCGGTGTCTGATTATTGGTTGTCACATTCGGAACGTTGCCAAGTCCAACCTGCTCTTTGGTTACTCCGTGCGGATTTGACTTGTTGGCAACGTGCGAATTGTGGTTTGCTGTTACTGTGTCAGCTTTTGTTTGGTTCGACTTCATCCGTGTGTCAATGGTTTCAAAATTTCCGTTGTAATCATTGACATTATAGAAGTCAGTGCCATCAGGAAGTAAAAGAGAATAATTGGTAGTATTCTGCATTTACTTATCCTTTCTTTTTTAGCTTAATACTTCATTTCTTAATGCGCCGTAAGTGTACGCCGTAAGCTGTGCGTGAGTGTACTTTGACAGATTTTCGTATGTGTTATACAGAAGGTCGTAATCAAGTATCAGGTTCGCCGGAATCATCTGCTCAATCAGCTTCAAAATCTCGTCAAACTGCTTCTTCGATGTGAGTGCAATCTTGACTATCAGTGTCCATGTGGCGGCGTTAAAGGACATCTTATATCCATCCGGTCCGCACATCTGCGTCAAATGATATTCAAGCATATTGTAAGTGTACGGAAGCTGTGCGTTAAATCGGTTGATAATACGGAACCGCCTATCTTCGAGCGTGTCCGTTTCCATCGGAACGATATTCAGCATCTTCTCCCACTGCGCAACACCGCTCTCACCCATCAAGTAAAGGAACTGATCGTTATACAGTTCTTCCAACGCCGCCCATTCTCTTTCGAGTTCTGGTCGCTGTGCCACGGCGTGTGCTTTCATTTCCCTAATGTCACGAAATACCTCAGGAAGATATAATAAAATATCAGTTTGCACTTACACTCCCCCTTACCGGAATGGAATCTGCAGCAATCGTCAGATTGCTTGCTACTCCGTTCAGCGTGGTATCAGCTATGTCAACGATACCCGTTACACCGAGCAATCTCGTTTCAATCTGTGAGATCCGGACAATGAGATTCGTTTCATCTTCCCATGATTCGCTTAACGAAAGAAGGTAAGAATCAATGGCAGTGTTTACCGCTTCTTTGATATCATCCCATGTATACCCGGTTTGCAACTGCACCGTAAAGCCAACATTTACGGTTTCTGTTGTTACGCCGGCAATCGTTACCGTGTGTCCGATTGGTGCAAGACCAAGACCAGCACCATGATTCTGTACCGGATCAATCATGGTTTGTACGGAATCAACGAAACTCTCTGACGGAACCGTATACGCCGAAGTAGTTAGAACACACTTAACAGTGCCGCCGCCCTTCCACTCTTTAGCAGAATACACTTTCACGCCACCAACACCGGGAATCTTTTTTATCTTTTCCTTATAGTCCGCTTTGTTGCCGCCGAACGCCTGCGATTCAAACGAAGCGTAATAAACCGAATCAATCTCGGTCAAATCCGCTTCATCTTCACCGTATTGGTGAATCTCTGTGATGGTAGATGTCGAAAGACCGTTGATATATTCAACTGCAACAACATCACCGGTCACGTTTCCGGATGTACCGAGTGTTTCACATTGCGCAAGATACATTCCATCTGCTGTCTGTTCCGTTACGATGAAATTCAGCATATCGTGACTGAACCGTGTGCCGATTGGAACAACCACGCCTGCCGGTGCAACCTCAATCACAACGACCGAATGCGTTGCATCAAACTGTGAAATATCAATGCCACGTTCACGGCACCTCTCAATCTTTCCGGACCGGTCAGATGTTGAGAAGTTTGTAATGTTGCGGATGTTTTCGAGTGCAAGATAAATGTTCTCATGCTCTACCGCAATAGCCGCTGACGCATTATACAAAAAGGACGATTCCCTTTTGTCCAGTTGCCCCGGAACCCTGCCGAGTGTCCTTTCAAGTATCACTTCCGATGTTTCATTCTTATACATTCACGTTCACCTCGCTTTCTATGTCACCGTAAATCGTATGCACAACGAATGTGACATGAAGTTTTTCTTTTTGCCGTTCAAACTGAAAATCCGACACGGATTCAATGCGATCATCCTGCGTCAGTGCTTCCGTCACCCTTCGTTCGACTTCCGGGATAACGTAAGACGGCGGCATTCCGATAAGGTCTTTGAGTTCCACGCCATAATCCCACGAGTAAATCAAATGCTCATAGCGTTCTGTATTCAGAATGAAAAAAACAGCTTGCTTCACGGCTTCTATGCCGTCAACAAAACCGTTAACTCTTTCCTTGTCATTACTCAGTGCATAATCTTTTGTGGGGATTGTGTTTTCATTGAAACTCTGTAGAAACTGTTCGCTGATTGTTGGAATCATGGCTCTCCCCCTATCTTGTCAAGTACGATGTAGTTCTGACCGCCCTGCTCCCGAAGAAGCATTACTCTGTCACCCGTTTTCAGTCCGTTCTTAACGGTGTACTCCTGCTCCGTTCCACCATTAACCGTCATTCTGACCTTATAATCACGAACATTCTTCGTGAGCGTCAGAAATGCTTCCGGGATGGTAAACCGCTGCTCTATCCTGATATTCAACGGAGAAATCGCAACAACAGTTCCGTACATCACCTTTGCGGGATCTGACGCTTCGACAGCTTCAACGGCTGCCTTTTTGATTATCTGCAAAAAGTTACGCAATAAATTCACCCCCTCGAAGCGCAAGATCCATCGTGTGCAGTCCGTTCTCGAATGTATGCGTTACATTCTCGACAAGCATATAGTTCTGAATCTTTACATCACCAAGATTCAGCATGACAACCACGGAACTGCCACCACGCACACGGACATCCCCGAATGCTTTGTTGATTTTCAGATTGCGAGTCTTTGCATTATACAAAGACAAAAGCGCATTGACTTTATCAGATGCGCCTTGTGGATTGTCGGTTGTCTCGAAGTGTTGCAAAAGGCCCCACGCATTTATATTTTTGCTGTCCTTTGCAATATACACTTCTCGCTTTCCGGTTGATTTGTTGTCGTAAATAAGTTTTACCTGATTGTATGTGTTCTCGTTGATGCTCGACTTATAATCGTATGATTGCGCCGTGTCTGAATCAATCAAAAGATTCAGAAGCATATCTTCCACATCCCTCAATGCGAGTTTGCCGAAATCATCATACAACACATAAAGCCTTTTCGTGTTCCTCAGTGTTTCATCGAGTGAGTTCTGAATCATGTCGAAAAGCGTCTTGTTATCCTCGATTTGCTTCGGAATGGCATAACCGGTATTTGCAAGGGAACCGACTTTCAGAAGATGGTCCTCTGCTAAGATTCGCACCACTTCATCCGCTCTCTTGTTCGCAAACGGGTATGAATCTTTATTTTTCAAATACCGAAGCTGATCGTAAGCCGTCACTTGAATGATGTTCGTTTTATCCCTGCCGATGGTAAAGATAAATCCGAAGAACACATTTACACCATCAACAATAAGCTTCACGGCATTTCCCTCTGTGATGCTCAATACATCATCCTGAACACACTTGAACTGCAACGCTCCGGGTTCACCGAAACGTGCAGTTTTCCATGTGATACCACTCTCAACAGCCGGAAGGAATGCAGTATCATTATTCATTATCCATAATTCAACCATGCCGCACCCCCTTACGGAATCCGCAATACGGTTCCGGGATATATCCAATGACCGTTATTGCTCGATTTCTTTCCTCTTGATTTTGCAGCATTTTCAATCACGGTTTTATTTGCTTCGTAAAGAGATTTCCACAACGAAGCCTTCCCCATTTTGGATTTTGCAATGTTGCTCAACGTATCTCCGGACTTAATCGTGTATGACTTGCCGGTATTGTTTGCGCCTGCGCCGGTTGACCGTTTCGGTGCGTTCGACACATTTGCAGTATTGACCGCCGGAGTTATCTTCACCGTTTTCGTGCCGTAGTCCTTATACTGTTTCAGATTCAGTGTTACTTTGATATCAAAACCCTCGGCCGTGGTATCTTCATAACTGTAATCTTCTAAGGACATACGAAGATTGGTGTGAAACGGTACAGTTCCATTCGGCAAAGTACGGCTCACAATGAACTGAAACGGCTTTTTACTTACTTTGTACTGTTCAAATACGCTGAGAAAGTATGCTGAGTTTTTGAAGCCGTCAAGGTACTTCCCGAACGGGTATTTTACATTCGGAAGAAGTATCGTGAAGGAAATCTCGGTCAATCCCGGCGTTTTTAACAGATTTACTTCTCCATCGTTGATAAGTTCAATCGTCTTGTTCTTATTCCTAATGTCGGTTTTAATCTTTGGTGGTGCAACCGGAAGAAGCACCTTGTCAAAATAAATGTCATAACCTTGTATCATGTCAATGTACTCCTTCCGCTGCAATTTCCATTGTTTCATACAACTTTTCTTCAAGGTATGTCACCATACCATCTAAATCAACATTTGAAGATACGTTGTTATTGATGCCGCCCATATCAACCTTGATTTCGGCGGTTGTGAATCTGTTGATTGCTTCCTGCTCTGCAATATCACGAAGATACTTCAAATCCTCTTCGGTGATTTCGAGATTGTCCGACATTGCGCCGGTATAGTCCGCAATATCATTAACTCCTGCGCCGATATCGTCCACGCCATACTGACTAAGAGTATCAGTTCCGCTCGAAAGAATATTATCAAGACTAAACGAGGAAATCTTATCATCCACGGATGCGCCGAAGTCATATCCGGTGTTGTAAGCATCTTCATACGCCCAACGCTTCAAGCCGAGTGATTCGCTTGACAGATTCAGTTCGCCCATAACTTCCTCATAGGCTCCGTTTCCGTATTCCTTTGTTGCAATCTCAACCTTTGACGCAAGTGTTCCACGCCACCCGGCCACGGTATCAGCCATGCTTGAACCGAAAATCTTATCCATAGCACGGGCAATAGATTCGAGTACGCCGAGAATGTTATCTGCAAGGTTGCCGAAAAGCTGAATGATTGAGCCAATCGGATCATTGAATACATTACCGAAGAAGTTCACGAATGCACCGAAAATGTTGTACCAATAATTCACGATGCCGAGTACCAAATCAACCAATCCGAGGAACAAATTCCAAATGAACGCCACCGCCGACAGAAGTGCGCCAACGATAACACCCGTTGCGGATATTGTCGAGCCGGTCAGTTTGTTGATAACGCCGATTACTGCATAAATGGCCGCAATTACGGCAATAATAATCAACAGAATCCAAGTGATAGGACAAGCCAACAACGCCGCATTAAAGCCGTGCTGTGCCGCTGTAGCTGCGAACGTTGCACCGGTCGACATTGCGAGTGCGGCTGCATGAATCGTTTCTCGCATGGCCGCCGCCGCTTTCAAGCCATTCGATATTGCCTGAATCGTGTTGTAAATCAGCATAGCCGAATAATACGCCACAAGTGCCGCTGCTACGCCGTAGATTATTGGTCCGAGTATTCCCCAATTGTCATAGAGAAAACCGCCTACGGCCGCCACAAGCGAAAATATACCGAGTATTATATTCGCTACGTTTGCCATTGCCTGACCTAGGCCAATCGCAAACGCTTGAACCTGAGGATTGTTCGCAAGTTCTGATATCTTCGCTAATACCGGATCAAACGCCTGCAGTGCATGATTCTTGAATCCGTTCGCCACTTGCGCCCATGTCATGTCCATGTTTTTGAATTGCTCGTTTACGCCACCCGGACCGTCTGCCGCACTCAATACTGCGTTTTTCACAATCTCCGCTGTTATCATGCCCTCTGCCGCCATATTTCGGAGTTGACCGATTGGAACGTTCATGTAGTCCGCTACGGATTGCATGATGTTCGGTGCAGCTTCAAATACGGCGTTAAATTCTTCACCACGAAGAACACCGGAACCGAGTGCTTGTGTCAACTGCAGCATGGAAGAAGCCTGCTCTTGTGCCGATGCGCCTGCAATAACATACATCTTGTTCAGTGTTTCGGTAAATGCGATTACTTCATCGTTTCCGGTGAACGCATCTCCGGCACGTTGCGATAACGCTGTCACCGCCGATGCTGTTTCCAAATAGGAAGCACGGGAACGGTTTGCAGATGCAAATATCTTCTGTTCAAGTTCCTCGACCGAGCCGCCATCGTCAACAATCATATTCATACGTGATGTTGTCTGTGTCATTTGATCGGACAGATTGACAGCACTTAAAAGCGTCTGTGCAGAAGCATATGCCGCAACAAGTCCGGCTGCTTTCCGAACAAGACCGACCATTGCGTTTTCAGATTCATTTACCTTATCAGAAAACTTGTCCTGCTGATTCGCTGCTTCACGTATTTCGTTTTCCATTTGATTGATGGCAACGGCGGCGCTTGCCGCTTCTTTCCGTGCTTCTTCAAAAGCCGCAGTATCTACCGCCGAAGCCGATGCACTTTGGATAGCGTTGAAAGAGTTGAGAACAAGATTCAACGCCTTATTCATGCTTTTCAGTGCAGGTGACATTCTATCATTTATGCTGATTGATGCCTTTATTGCCCCATAAGTATCACCTACCTTTTACGAGGTTTCTTAACCTTTTTCTGTTCTTTTTTGTCATGCTCAACCTTGATATCTATGGCAGCAATAACGAATGCCTTTTCCCTAGTGGACAGCGAAGCAAAGTCTGACGGCTTCCAATGGAATTTGTGCAGACAATAATAGGCGTAGTTGCATTCCGCATCTGCGCCGTCAATTAGTTTTTTGCTTCATCCACCAAATCATTGATATCTTCGGATTCAGATGCGCCGGTGACGATTTCCGTCAGCTTGTCGAACTCTTCTTTGTAAAGCATAGTGCGGAGTAACTGTTCTGCACCCATTACACCGTAAGAGTTCTGCAGTGCTGCGTCCTTCAAATCCGGATATACAACAGATGCAGCAGCAAGTTTCACAAGATATGCGTTGCCGTCAAAATCATTCGTGTACGCATTTTTCTTGCCCGGAATCTGCACTCTGCGAGTACAATCCTTGCGAAGTGCTTCATCTTCCCCGGCACCAAGAGAACGGATTTCCCACTCAACGGGATTGCCTTTCTCGTCCTTAAAGCGGTCACTGATTACTACCTTCAAATTCTGTTTCTTTTCAACGTTTTCTGCTAAGAAAAAAGATAAATTTCCCATATCATATCCTCACTTTCTATGATTCCCCCACAATAAGGGAAGAAAAGCACCGGAGGTCGTGCCTTGTCGGGTACGTTGCCCTATTCTTCCCAAGATAATATCTTTTACTGCATTCCTGCTAACGGATTGAACTTCTCCGGCATATCCCAATCATCGAAGGTTCCTTCGATTTCTTCATCGAGATAGTCCGCTTCAACATCGATCTTAGACAAAACACCGCCGTTGATAAGGCAGCCTTTGTAAACGATTGTCTGCGAACCGGCTGCCGTTGCGGAATCTTCATTTGTTGTCTGAATCTCCATCGGCGGCATATAACCGGTCTTTTTGTATTCGAGAAGAATTTCTCTGAAAATCGAAGTGTTGTAGTGCGTTGTTGCACTCCATTTACCTGTCCATCCGGCCGGCTTGTTTCCCTTGCCGGTCTTTCCTAAGATCGGAACTTCGACCGAGTTGACTTCCATGTTGCCTTCAAAATTGATAAGCTGCATGAAAAGGTATCTTCTGCCGTCAATAGTCACATAAGCACTCGCAAGGGAACCACTAACAGCATCTAAAGCATTCATCATTGCGTCCATGTTTCACCGCTCCTTTCTCAACCTACGACAACGCTCATGTATAATTTCTCAATTGCGTTTACGACTGTAATTGCATCAGAAACAACAACAGACTTCTTTGTGTCTCCGAGTTCAACAACAACGCTTTCGGAATCGAAGTCCTCAATAGCACGAATCTGCGCAAGTCCTTCGTGATGCTTCACGATATCAGCCCACAAGGAAATTCTTCCGGCCTTGTCGTTCGGAATCTTTCCGAGATACTTGTTGTTGAAAAGATTTGCGATATCCATAGCAATCTGATCGATTACACGGATTGTCTGATTCGACTTGAAATCCTCGCCTTTTTCTGCCGTAGTGGTTACAAGGGAGTTGATATCCGTAAGAACACGAACATCATCACCTACACGATGGAAGGTGAACTCGCCGTTTCTGATAGCCGTTTCAAGCTGCGCTTTGGTGTAATTGGTTGCAATCTCATACTCGCCGTTGTAGACACGGTTTGTCAGAGAAGCATTCACTGCACATCCGGCAATCGCACCGGTTGTCCAATACACTGCGTCAGCACTGTTCTTCACATTAACAACACCCTCATAGTCTGCAGCATTGTTGAATACTACAAGCTGATACTTGATGCCGTTTGCATCACGCTGATCCCTGCACTCCTGCACGTAAAGGTCCTGAATTGCGCTCTCGGTAGATGCACAACCCATAGCATTGAACGTGTAGCTTTCTGCCGCATCAAGGAATGCGGAATGCTCTGCCGCAGTAACACCGGTTCCGTCAAGGCCCGCACCGGTAAGTGCTTCCTTTGCGGATTCTGCAAGTGTGGCAAGAGTCCACTTAACCCAACCGTTATCATCAGCCTGCAGTTCTTCAAGCGTCTTTACAGTGTTGCTATAAACAACGCTTGTGCCTGCATAGATATTCACATCAAACGTGCCTGCTTCTGCACCGGTCAAAATCTCGGTCGATAAAGATGCGCCGAAAGAACCCTTATACAATGCTTCTGCTACGCCGTTAGATGCCTTTGCACCGCCGTTCATCAGCTTGTAGCAGTAAAGTACGGTTGCATTCTTGAAAAGGTCACGTAATTTCTTCGCATCCTCGGAATCGTAAGCGAATCCGAACAGCTTCAAGCAGTTCTTACGGAAATCATCACCGGTCACGGTAAAGATTGCACCATCAACGCCCCACTTCAACGGAAGTGCCATTGCAACAAATCCACGCTCGCCAAGATTAGCGGATGCGGATGCCGCAGACACGAAGTTGATGTAAGAACCCGGAAGCACTTTGTTCTGTGTTACGAATGTTCCACCACCTAACATAATTCAATCATCCTTTCTTCTTCATAATGTCCGAAATGAGTTTGTCAGCTTCCTCGAAGCTATAAACCCCGTCCGGCTTGATTACCACTCTTGCAGCACGGTTGTTATACTTGTCCATGCGCAAAAGCTGTTCACCTTTATACTTCTGCACCGCTTCGGTGCGTTCGGTATCATTCTTTTTTGCCATTGCTTCAATCTCCCTTCGTTCCGATGTTCTCGGTGAGCGTTTCCATTGCTTCCTCAGTCACTACCCGATTCAGCATCACGGGATATGTCACTGATACATGAAGAACATCATCGACAATATCCATATCAATCGAACGGCAACGGACGATATCACCGTTCGTCAGTGTGAGATATTCCAAACCGTCAAGCATCTGTTCACCGACACGCATTTTTTCTTCATTGCCGCCCTCTGTGAAGTGGGCAATGTCAAACGGATATCTGCGCTCTTTTCGGTTGCCGAGCAATGGATTTGTGATAACCGGAAGCGACTTAACAAAAAAGCAAGGCTCTTGCAAACCCTGCTTCACGTTCTCGGTATAAATTTCATAACCATCACCAAACAAATCATTCAGTTTGATGCAAACGCCGTCTAATATATCAAGTATCATTGAATATTTCCCTCAACTTTTCAGTAAGTCTTTTTTCGAGTAGCTTCGGAGCAAGATTCTGTACTTCCTGCTCGGATATGGTAAGCATGAACCTTCCGGGAACCCATGCGCTTTTCAATGTCTTTCCGATCTGCGGAACGAACCGCCCCGGCTGTTGCCGATGGCCGTACTCAACATACGAAGCGTATTCAGTAGCATTCACAACCTCAACCACGTACTCATTGCCGTGTTTTTCGATTGGGTTCACTGTCCAATTACGCCGTAATGTGCCGCCGGTCATTCCTTCGTTGTAGCTGAACGTTCTTCCGTCCTTTGTTTCGTATGAAATAGCTTCATACTCACCGACCGGAGTTCGCTTTCTAACTCTACGAAGTAACCGTTGTGCGAGTTCCTTTGCCATCTGCTCACAGAACTCGTCAGAATACACTTGCTCTAGCTTCTGCAGGTTTTCGCTCAACTTCTGCAGTTCGGAAAAATCGCATTTGCCCCATCTTCTGCCCATGTCACGCCCATCCTTCAAACAGTTTCAGTGTGATTTCCTGATGCGTGGCATAGATTTTCGGTTCGGATGAATGTTCATACTCGGTTGTTACACCGTTCTGCGTGACCGTGATTTTGCTGCCCTTCTTAATCGTCACATCCGGAGAAATGAATAATTTCGTTTCCTGCACCACGGAAGCTACGTTATCATCACCCGTCACCGGTGACGAACTGAACGACAATCTGCATGGCTGCGCTGTGAGTACTGGAGTTTCAACGAATACAGTCTTTTTCGTTACTGCGTCACGTTCCTGCCTATACTCGGTCACAACACACTCGCCGTCATACATCTTTTCAAGCACCCTGCGGAATCTCGCAATTGTTTTCGGACTTATAATCATTCACCACACCATCTTTCTAAATCGCATGAAATCATCAGAATAATAATTCGTCATGTTGCTAACAATCGCATCGAACTGCTGTCCTACGCTTGCGCTTTCATCGAGTGTTATTGTTGTGTCACCCATCTTCACGCTTTTAACCACGCTTTCAATCAGTTCGTCCGGCAACTGCCCCGTTCCCTTCTTCAAGGCAAGGAACTCGGCACATATAGCGTCAATAGTGGCAAACTTCGATTCTTCCGGAATTTCCGAACTATTTATCACGTTTTTGATGTGCGTCTCTGCCTTGTCCTTTGCAAAGTTCAGTGCAAATGTGTCGGATGCTTCGTTGAATTTATACCCGAACGTTTCAAGCCGGGATGTAATATCTTCGATAGTAATGCTCATGTTTTTCACCTCATTAAAAGGAGCCGCCCAAAAGAACGGCTCCCTTCACTTCATTCATTAACCGCGGGAAACAATCTGTGCGATTGCAATAGCCTTGTCCGGAATTGCTTCCTTGCCGTCATTGATTACAACCCAGTTAGTACCGGTTGCAAGGTCAGCGTTGGAAGCAGATTCGGTAATGCTTGCCGGCTTCTCGAAGGAAATACCGTCAACACCACAGATGAAACGATCACGCACATACAGAGTGTCCTGACCGCCGTTCGTCTTTGCATCACGGCTCATTTCATATGGTACTGCATCACCGATATCATCAAGGATGATTGCACCCTCACCGAGTACATAAGTGGTGTACTTGGTGTAGCCGTCACCTGCACCGCTTGCGCTCTCAGCAACTACCTCGGTCGGCATTTCATCGTCAATCAGGACGGTTCTGCCGTTCCAAGTACCAATTGCAAGATCACGGGTAATGCCGTCTGCATCGGTGTAAGTGAGGTACTTCAACAGCTTCAAGTTTTCGAGATTGGTTGCAACCTCGGAGTGCATAACAACAAGTTTGAAGATTGCCTTATTGTCACCACACGCCTTCTGAATTGCCTTGTTGAGAGTAGCTGCACCAACTAAGCCGCCATCAGCTTCACCGGTGATGTCGTAAGTGTGCTTGTCGATGAAGGTCTTGTTTGCCTTCTCACCTGCAGTGCTACCGGTTGTTTTCATGGAGAATACACCCTTCAAGATAGCAAGCAGAATAGTCTGCTTTACTTCCTGCTTGTAGTCTGCGATCTGTGCTGCAACGTTGTCCATGAAGTCAACGCCTGCAGTGATGTTCTTTGCGAAACTTCTTTCGGTCCATCCGTCCATACGGGATGCAGTAACAAAGCCCTGATCGAAAGTGGTTGTCGTGCTTGCTACGATGTCAGTACCGCCGTTGTTGTTCTGAGAAGTAGAACCGGAGATTCTGCCGAAGTACGGCACTCTTGCATACAGAGAACCGGTCTGACTAGAAAGCGCTGCACGTGCCTGCTCATTGGAGCCAACTGCACCGGACTTTGCGAGTTCGTTTTTCTTTACGTTCGGAATACGCTTAACGTATGCGCCAAACGCCTGCGGATTGAATGTCTTAGAATCAAATCTTGCCATAATAATCACCTTTTACCTTTCTTGTTTTTTAATCAATTTTTGCATCCGGATTTGCAGCCATATATGCCGCAAGTTCGGAATATGTCATTTTGGAAGTATCAACACCGCTTCCCGGATTGTCCTTCCCTTTGCCCGGAACCATGCCTTTTACATTCGGCGTGGATGAACCGAACAGCATACTCGAATCCTCTGCCTTTGTGAGTGCTTCAATCTGTTCTGTCAGGCCCTTTGTTGTGCCATCTTCAAGGACTTCCACGTTTTCAAGTTTGAGCAGTGCTTTGATGGCCTTTGCATTCTTTCCATGTGCCGCTGCGATAGCATTATCAACAGCATTATCAAGCCGAAGCTGTTTCAGATCCGCATCGTACTTCTCTGCAGCTGCTTTATTGGCTGCCTGCAAATCTTCAATCTGCTTTTTCAACGCTTCATTGTCACCGGAAGATGCTTTCAACGTTTCAATCTGTCCGTCACGCTCTTTCACAAGTGCTTCCGCATTCTTCTTCGCTTCATTCACTTCGTTAAAACGCTCTTTCGGAACATAGCCCTTCAGTTCCTCTGCGGACATATCCGCAAGTTTCTGTGCAAGTTCCTCTGTTACTCCTGCCGCCGTAAAATCTTCTTTCTTCATTGTTCTTTTCCTCTCTTTCTTCAAAAACATTGTTTTACGTGGTTCAGTCCACGAATTTTCGTCTTTGCAGTTACCGTCCGAAATACCAAAGTGACGAAATATAAAAAACGCCCCCGGAAGGACGCTTTATATCAGAGAAATAAAAAAGGACTTCAAAAAGTCCGTTAATAAAGTGCTTCTATACCGTGCTTCGTGATGAACTCACGGTGCTTGTGTTTGATCTGTGTTGCATATTCAAGTGCGGCGTGCATATCCCCGTTGCACTGTGCATCAGGAATCCGTTGTACCGCCTTTGCTGTTGCTTCACTTAATGCAATTGCCGCCATGACATTTTCAATGACGATAATCTCATTCTGCCGTCTTGCCGCTTCTTTCTTGTCCCGTTCGCTCTCCTGCTTCTCAATCTTGCGTTTGAGCCGCCAAAGGAAGAAACTTGTGATAGCTGTCGGAACTCCCAACGCCAACAAGAACGCCCATATAAGAGTTGCCGTATCAATTACTATATCCATTGCCATCCCCTCTGTAATGTCCGTATTTACTCTGTTACCGCTTCCCATCCCTGCGGATAGTCACTCGGTTTCCATGTGTTGTTGTCGATGGTGGAACGGTACACAATTCCGTTATCGGTGCAACACTCGCCCTTCATGTAAGGACTTGTGGAAATAGCAACGAACGGTAAAGCGTGTTCCGGGTTTTTACTCCAAACAAATCCCCACTGTGCCGGAAGTTCTTCCGGTTCTGCCGTGAATACCGTGCTGTCATACTTCTGCAACAGCTTCACAACTCGTCCGGCTGTGGACTTACATACAAATCCAATCGGACGGTCAAGCATGTTCATCTTTTCAACCGCCTTTGCAAAATCGGGAATATAGCCTGCTTCCGCATTCAGCTCTGTGCCGCTCATGGTGTCCGCTTTCTCCTGCAACGTTTGCGCAATCAATCGTCCTGTTCGTTTCAGTGTTTCATATACAAGTTCTGCATTTGTCATACCTCATTCACCCCCTCTACAATTGCATTTGCCATTGAATCAATCTGTGCTTCCAATTCAGCGATTCTTTCCGCATCGGACTTCGGTGGTTCAGTCCATTCAGGATTTACAACAACCTCACCGTCGAGATAGAGGTATTTTCCATGCACAAAATCCGCTGGAAGAACTTCAACATCTACCACAGTACAAATAGGTTCTTCTGCTCCTGTAATAGAATTTTGGTTTTCATCAATAACATAAGATAGGGTATTACCTGTTTCATCTTCAAGTTTCCACTTGTGGACAATAACTCCATTCAGTACATCTCTTTCCTCCCATGCACCAAAACTAATGGAACTTGCAGAATCAAAAATTTCATTGTTGCTTGTTACTAATATTTTCATAATCTCCTCCTATATTTCGTGGTCATATCTACCATCTTTATTCATTGTTGCTGCATGTTTAAGTGGTAAAGAATAGTTACTTGAAACCAAAATTCCAGTATTTGTCTTTGTCCAAGTTATACCATCTGTAGAATACTGTAATTTCATATTAGCAGTACCCGAACCTAAATCTAATGATACAAACCTATCTTTGAAGAACATTGCCCCTGTCACAACATCAACACTCGCCCATGTTTTAGAAGTCAAAGTTGTCAGAGTAAGTGGCGTACCATCAGTTGACTTATAATAACCTGTGTTACCATAAACAATAAAATTGCCATTTCCGTATACTACATTGTAAGACTTAAAATTAGATGCAGTAATTATTTTCGTTAGAGAACCGCCGTTTTCTCCGTTATCCACCCAATAACGAAAATCAGAAGATGCGCTCATGACACAAGTAACTAGATACCCGTTTCCGTATATCATAGTACCATTTGACGAAGTATCACCAGTACCTGCCAAAGCATTTGCTATATTCGTAGTATTCGGAAGAGAAAATGCTTGCAAATATGAAGTTGTTGAGGAACTACTGTTTTTCTGTAAAGAGAACCACTTGTTATAAGCACCATCTAACCAAAAGGTAGCGTAATTATTAGAACTGAACGTAGTCCAAGTCTTACCATCTGTAGAATATGCTTTGTATTTTGTTCTTCCTGATGCAAAGAAATAACCATTGTAATAGGTTATCCTAGAAACATCTTGCCCGATACTGTATTTCGTCCATGTTTCACCATCATCTTCTGATAAATAACAGTAGTCCGTACCATCATTTGCGTGGTCATACATGAGAATTTTACCATCACCATAAATCAAAGCTTCTGAGCCTGTTGAGGTTATCCATTGACTACAAGGCGTTACTTCCCAATTAACACCATCAAAAGTCTTATACATATTTCTAAGAGTATAATCATCACTAGAAGCCATTGATGTGAACATTAAATAGGTGTCATCACAGAGCAGTTCTGCAATCTTACCATTTGCATCAACGTAAAACGTACAAGGAAGAAGTTCAGCAATCTTGCTATTTTCGTCAACGTAAAACTTAGCATTTTCAACTTCTACTACCTTCTTATCATTACCTACAAGAAACATAAACTCACCTCTATTTCTTTACATGAATATAAGTTCCAATAGGAAACGTAGATGCATCTCCTACCGTAGGTTTCGTATCAACAATAACATGATTAGTCATATGAGCTGTAGAGAAAGCCGTACTTGCCGGAGCAGCTACATCACCCTTGAACGTACCGGCGGTGATGGTAGAAGCAGATTGATTGTGTGAGGATGCCGCCGCTCCAATATTCGCAGGAGTTACAGTCTGCCAAGTGTTATCATTACGCAGGAAAACCTTGTTGCTCGCTGTCTGCGTAGTGGGTACATGATTGCCGTGTGACGCATTCGCTTTACCGTTCCAAGTGCTTCGCTCCGTGGATGTAACATGACTTGTGGTGTCTGCAAGATGCGCTATTAAACTCTTGATAGCCTTTGCAATCTTACCGAATGCAACACTCAACTTTTCACCGGATGTTAGTTCTGCATTGGAACCTGCCACCGTGTAAGTCGGCGTTTGATTGTTTGTACTCACATTTGGTACATTTCCCAGTCCCACATCTGATGCACTGTGCGTGTGATTACTCGGCGGCATGGTGGACGGAAAATCTTCAATGTCAGACACGCTATGCTTATGATCGCCCGTCACATAATAGTCTGCAGGCTTACCACCTAAATTCTCCGCATTACCTACCGTCTGCGTTCCGTCTTTGTACTCCTGCATGACACGGTCAATCACATCCATATTGTCGTTTTGGTCTGTAACATTGTAAAAATCATTTTCATCAGGCTTCTTCAAGCCGAAATTCGTTGTTGTTTTCATTGTTTCACTTCCCTCGCTCGTTCGTCTCTGAATCAGTACGATTCATAATGCCTACATTGGTTACAATCTGCTATCTCTTACGCAGATAATACTGTCTGTTGTACTTCTTCACTAAATAACCGCTTTTGTCATGTGTGAAATAATGACCGGTGATTCTGTAATCAAAATACCGGTAAAATAATCGTTTCAACCATTTCCACATACGCTCTCCCTTCTTTGTGGTATACAACAACTCCACATATGGAATCTGTAAATCCCACATACGGACTTTATGTAGTCCACAAATCCGCTGTTTTCCGTTTTTTTGCATAATAAAAGGACATTTCTGCGAATCTTCCGTAAAAAATGCCCTTAAATCCTCATTTATTCAGTTTTTGCATGAAAAAAGCACCTTAACCTCTGTTAAAGTGCTTTACTGCTCCATTTTTTTGTGTTCACATTTCCCACCGCATAATATTTTACCGGGTTTGCCGTTTTGATATATGACACAATCCGTGGTGCTATCACTATGCACATAGATACACCCTTTACAATCCAAATCATCATTATCAATCAACTGCATTTCGCCCTTTTTGGATTCAAATTTTTCATTCATCTACAATCACCCTCATGAAAACATCATACTGCAGGTCACCAAACTTATCGGCATACGATTCAATCTTTTCAACAGCGAACCGTGTACCACATTGCAAAAGAAATTCTTTCTCATCAGGTGCGGCCGATAAATCACCCAAATATACGCCCTTCGCCCCTTTTGGAACATCAATATACATTTGGATGCCGCCACCGAATCCACCGTGCAAATCAGGTGTTGTTGCCACAAATCCTTTGTCGACAATCACCTTTCCGGCTACATTGTACTCCTTTTTCGTCCAATTGTCACTACCAAATAGATGATTCATTGCGTTGAAATCAGTACCACGCTTTACCGTGAATGGTTCTTGTACGATGTTCCGGTCGATCATCTTCTGCAATGTGTTTGCATTTTCAATGGATTCCGGTCTTACGCCCTTGTTTCCGTTGCGCAAATAATCATTGATGAATGTGTAATCTGTTCTTGTCCAAGCACCTACGGCCGACAACTCATCTTCCCGGACATCATGCGGAAGTGTTTCGTAATCAAGGGATTGACTGTGGAACCGTTCTTTTGCATTTGTCGGTACTCCAAGACTTTGCTGCAGTCTATCATTTTCCGCTTTTAATTCATCAATTTTCTTGCTGATGCTCTGTGCGTTTTTCTGAGCGGCTTCCATATCAGAGAGAGAAGAACTTGTCAGCATTTTCAGTTCTTCTTCTTTCTTTTGGTTGAATAACTTATCTATCTGCTGCTCGTTGTTATAGATGGTTTCTTTCTTTTGCATAAATGTCGGTTCATCTTTTGCAAGTTTCAGATCCTTTTTGCTTCCACCATCAACAAAAGCCTTTTTCCATTCCGGATATTTCATGTCGGCAGGCACGTAATACGTTTTCCCATCTTCGCCCCGTGCCGCTCGCTTTGTGTCGAGTTCAAATTCATCATCGAAGTACGGAACGGTTGTCGTTCTGCACCACGGATGGAAAGGTGGAGCCGTTACGCCAACTTCATACTCGCTCATTTTGAACACATGGCCGTCAAGTCCTCTGCACTTTTCGGAAGTAATCTTATCAAGCGTAGCGCATATTTCATACAGTTTAACGCCCAAATCGTTGAAGCAATCCTTTGTGGATGCAGATGCGAAAAATGCCGCTTCGGTCATTACTAAAGCACCGGCTCTCCCATTGCTTACACCGAACCGATGCGCAATATAATCCGTTATCTTTCCGGGATTCTGACCTCTGATAATGGCCTGAGTCAGTTCCGTATGGAGTTCACTGACAAGCTGTGTCTTTTGCTTCCATATCCGGGAACTGAAATTGCTACCGTCTGCCGCCCACGGCTTTGATATAACCTTTTCAATCTGCCGTGTGTCAAGTTTCATCAGATCATAACCGATGTTGAACCCTTTCTGCAGTTCAAACGCCGTATGATAATACCCATCGGAATATATCTGCTCCATGAGCCGTGTAACACTGTCCTGCTCATAGCCGTAAAGCATTTCAATGTGATTCTGCATTTGCAGTTTCAAAGCATCAAGCCGAGTGATGTGCCAACGTGCCGAAGCATTTTCAAGCTGTTTTGCCCATTGCCCGGATATGTTGTTTTCCTCACCGTGCTTGATATATTCCTTTACGCTCCACTTGAACTCTTTCAGTTCATCCGCTCGAAGTATCTTCCGTGCTTCCTGCAGCGTAATCTCATTATTGACAGCGAATCGTGCGTACCATTGATTTATTTCCTTCTGTACCTCACGTGCTGCCCTTGTGTAATGGTTTTCGAGTTCGGAGAAGTACGCTGCGCCTTTATTCAGTTGTGCATCTTCAAGCTGTTCAAAACGCTTCGTCCAATACTCTCTATTTCTCATTACTTACACCCTTACAAAACTTGATTTTCGGAATACAAAGGACATATGCGTTCTTCTGTATTCCGTACACTCTCAAATCAACCTTCACTACCTTTATCAGCGTAGGAACAATAAAGATAAAGAGCAGACGGCCTAAAATCGGCATGACAATTTCAGCATTCAATTCCACTCTCATGATTCTGAATCTCTTAATCTTCGTTTTGCTCACCATCTGCATTATCGTCCGACTCCTGCTCCTGCGGAAATGCGTTCTGATACATTTCCATGTTTTCCTCAGATTCTTTTTTGATCTGTTCAAGTTCTGCGTCCACATCATCAATGAACGGAACCTGACTAAGCAGCGTCCGATTGGATATCTTAACGCCTGCGCTTATGAGAGTGTTAAGAATCTCACTCTCATTCATAAGTAAATCACGATTGAATATAAACTCGACCTTTTCCTCGAAAAAGTCACCCTTGCCCGTCAGCGACAAATGAGTGTTTATGAAGAAAAGTAACTCTTCAAGTGCTGCCTGATACTCGGATTCAAGTTCATTTGTATCGATGTCGACATCTTCATACATACTCAACAAATTCATCTGATTCGGTGTACCGGAATTGAGCATCTTTCCGTCATAGCTTTTCGTGTTCTCAATCAATGCGTTTTTCAGTAATTGGAGAATCAGCTGATAGTTGCCTGCATTGACTTCTATTGACAGTGTAGATACACCGCCTTTTGCTCCCTCACCGGTACGGACCTTAACAGCACCGTACTCGGCAAGATTCTGTCTGAACTCGCCCAAGTCCTGCCCGTCAAAGTTCTCGATAACAAGAATCGTGTTCCGGTTATCTTCGAGCATATGATTGTGGAACATACTCATTAACTCGTTGATAGCATCCTGCAGTGATTTCGCCTTACGGATCAGTGGAATCTCGCTGTCATTGTACTTAAATGCAATCAACGGTATTCTATCCCAATTGTACGGCATACCGTTAAGGCTGATATAACTTTCATACTCGCCTGCTTCCGTGTCTGCTGTCAGTTTGTCGTTACTGCCGAGAATGTAACGATATACGCCATCAGGCTTGTAAACCTCGACCTTTTCAACAACTTCTCGCTGACCTTTCACAATCGTTTCAACCGGATATAAACGAACGGCCTTATACAGATCCGTGTGTTCATCATCATTCCAATATGGCTTTATCTCATATCCTGAGAATATCTTGAATTTCAAATTGCTGTTTTCATCGTAATACGGGAACACCCACGCAATACCGTTGTTAAAGGACTTTTTAACCGTGTTTTTCAACCGTCTCTGCATCTTCATGTCAAAGATAGCTTTCAGAAGTTCACTGTATTCCTCATTATCGGTCTTAACCGCCATCGGCTTGCCTAAGAAATAGTTTGCTTTCTTATCAACAGCAATAGCGTACTGATTATCAATATCCTTGCGGTTCGGAAGATTCGTTAACTCGACCTCTTTACCGCCCTTGCCGATTGCCGTGCGCTTCTTATACAAAATATCGTGATGCCCTTCGTAGTACAGCGAACCCTTAATCTGTTCTGCACGTTCCGGTGACATTTTCCACGCAACAATGTCCTTTTCAAGTTCGGTCAGATCATCCGTTGCTTTTACGACATTCGATGTAACGATGCTATTCAGTTTTCTTGCGGCATTCGCCAAGAAATTAAATACTCCCAAGATTTTCACCCCTTATAATTTACTAATAAGCCGATGATCGGACTCGAACCGATAAGCCTGCTGATTACAAATCAGATGCGCTACCCATTGCGCCACATCGGCATTGCGGCTTTTGCCGCAGTCAGCTTTTGTATTATGCGAAGATGAAAGATTCATCCACACGCCGTATTACTTTATTACATACAAGAAACATACAACAGCAGCAAGCGCACACGTTATAACGCTAAAAAAATAACGTGCTACCTCTCTTTTGGTAGTTGCACGTTCAATTATGCTTCCTTGCATATATATGAGGATTCCCAACGGAATCATCATTGCTAATGCAAATATATCACCCATCGTTTTCTCCTTAATCAAAACTGTACGCACTTCCTTGACCTATCTTCTCCGCAATGCCGGTCGTAGCATCTTGCGCATCATCGTGTGCGTTCTTTCCTTCACGTTGGTATTTCTCCATTGATTCAGCGTATTCCGGGAAACGATTTCTCCAATCTTCCGGATAATACACATGATTCATAACCCACGTTGCATTTGATATGATTCTCGCCTTTTTATTCTTGTGTTGCGTGAATGGTCTTACAATTGTCCGGTTACTGTGATGCGTGTCTCGTAAGATACGCTCAACGCTCCGGGCAAATCCTCTACCGCCGTTGTTTGATTCGATGTCAGCGTCATTCACTTTGAAATCAAATAACTGTTTTGCAACAGCAGGCTCGGTAATCTCCATTGATTCCTTCGTGTAAATAATATCAAGCACATACGCTTCATCCGCAAATGTCTGTCCATACACAATGCTGCAGAGGTAATCGTCACCCTCATCCGCAGTATCGGTGTAGTTCTTGATACTTTTGAACAATGGCAATTCCCCTCTGTACGTTTTGAAGCTACTATACAGACGGCCTTTTATATCAATACATTCCTGCTGATAGTTGGCACTGAAAATGTCGGCTCCCATTGTTTTCTTTTTCTGCATAGCCGACTTGTACGACAATATTTCCTCACACAACATCGTGCCATCGTCCTGAACGGCTTTCATGTTGATGTGACGCACTTTCATTCCGATGGATGCGAAATGTTCCAACGCCTTGCCGGCAAGGTCATCCGTTGCCCATCGTGTCATGATGATTATGATTTTGCCGCCCTCTTCCAATCGTGACAGCATCGTATCTGTGAACCACGACCAATGCTGCTCTTTTACATTCGCATTGTTGGCTTCAAGCGAGTTCTTTATCAAGTCATCAATGATAATCAGCGTTGCACCGAAACCGGTTGCTGTTCCGGTCGGTGATGTAGCAAGATAGTTGTTATATCCACCTTCAAGGCTCCATAAGTTCATGGAACCGTCACCACGCTTTATCCGTGTGTCCGGGAATATGTCAGAGTATACAATTCTCTTTTCGTCCGCTTTTACCTCTTGAATGGTATTTCGCACACCCTTCGCAAAAGTGGTTGACAGTGTTTCATTGTAGGAACCTGTCATAACCTTTTGTGTCTTGTCCTTACCGAGAACCCATTCAACAAGGCTTTGCCCGGTCCTTGATTTTCCGTGCCGTGGCGGTTCGTTTATAACGAGAACATCATCATCGGATTCAATAAAATCCTGCATCTCATTGCACTGATCTACAAGATACTTTCTATCCGGCTTGTAAAAGTCCGGTGCTTTCAGATTGCAGTAATACCAAAAATCCCTTCGTGCGAGTTCTATCCTTGCGCCGGTTTTGATTCGTTCATCAATCATCTTCTATCAGCTTCTTTAATTCTTCCGTTGTGAGTCCTGAATACGGATTGTTGTTCAACTGCCCATTCAACTGCACATTGTCAACAAAACCGCCCTGCGACCTCGCAAGATTCTCGCTGCATCGGATTTTATCTTTATCAGCAACCTTCGGATCATCCATCTTTGCTGACCACCATTGCTGAATCTCTGCAACCGTCTTTATCCCCTCGGCTTTTATCTCTTCTTGTTCCGATTTTATCTGTTCCCCAATAATACCCAATAAATATTTTGAATTTCTATCGGCGTATGTCTCGGAATAGCCTGCATCAATCATTGCCTTTTTCATATTGCCACCGTTTGCCTTGTAGTTGACAATCGTCTGCTCTTTTCTCGATAACTTATCAGCCATTCCGTTCACCGCCTTTCCGTAAATTTGCACAATAAAAAACCGCCAAAGCATCACTGCCCGGCGGTTTTACATACTTCATCATCTGTATTATAACACAATACGTTCCTTTTGTGATATACAACTTTTTGCATTTTGTAACAACTTTGCACAGAAAAGTCACAACAGTTGCAATTTGTAACACTTTTTATCATTCCTTTGCTTCGGACTGTAACCATTCAAGCGCTCCGTCTCTGCATGATTTACCAATGCAACAATCTTTTGCAAACGAACAATGTCTACAATCAAGTTCCCTCAATATCCTTGCCAATTCCGCATCATCCATACTGCGGATTCTGTCTGCATTCGTCCGTGGCTTGTATTCCTCGGTAAACTTCCGAATCTCGTCAGTCACAGCTTCGCACGTTCTACTACTGCACCAACCTTTTTGTGTCTTGAGATGTGCAATCAACTGTTCAATAAATTCTTTCATATCTACTCACCTTCTTTCTGATACGGTTCGGGTAACGGCATCCATGCAACTCTGCTTTCATACCACTTTAGGCTTTTTACCCAAACACCATGAAAATAGCACTCAACATCAACAAATCTCTCTTTTGTTCTGCTATCCATATAAGTAACATATACATCTGTTGATTCTTCTTTGTTTGGCAATCTAACCTCACACGGAATCCAACCGCCCTTGTATTCCTCTGCAAGTTGGTTGACAAACTCAATTACATCTTGCAAAGCATTTTTTCTTGCAATTCTTTCATCGTAGTACAAGCTATGCATATACTCTGTTTCTTTGATTTCTTCGTTTATACCGTCAATCAGCTTATCTATAAATTGTTGCATAATCACACCTCACTATCTTGTGGCATTTGAAATACATTTGCTTGCACAAAAGCCTTTTCACATATTATATCCAACACCTTGACTGCCTTTTCTTCGGTGGAGTATCTGCCGATGGAGTGTTGCCAATTCACTTCAACAATTGCTTCACCATTGTTTAACTGAAAAACTCTTATGTTAGAAATTCTATCAAGGTTGTGTAATTCTTTTTTGTTCTGACTTCTGATAATCATTCCGCACCGCCCTTTCTGACAATCTCGATTGCTTTATTTATTTTTATCACTGTGCCTTCGCAACGCTCACCGTCAAAGTATGTTCCCTTTCGTTCTTCCAACTCTGCAACAACCTTTTCCGTATCGTAGGCTGTTGGTTGTTCGTCTACAAGACTTTCAAACTCAATCGGACAACAACCTTCATCAAGCATATATCCATCATATATTTCTCTTAGTCTTTTACATAACGCATCTGCATCAATTAATCTTCCCATCTACTCACCGCCCTTCAATATTGTATCTATGCAAGCGTTCCAACCGTCACGATATATGTTTGTCGGCAAATCTTCTTGTTTCTCCGGAAGTTTTTGCAACGGACACCATTCTGGCTTATAATCTTCGCTTATATCGTTCTGAAACCTACCGTTTACAAAACACCTTGAAGGTGGATAATCGTATAGCTTACAATTGATACAACCACTCGGCATATTCATAACTAATATTGCCTTACTCATTCCTTCTCTCCCTTCATCTGCGCCACTACATCATCAATCAGACTGTGCCATGTGCCATCTTCATGAACGTATAGCGGTATCCATTTTTCACGGTCAGTTCCAAGTGGACGCTCGGCACATATTTTCTTCATTGCTTCCGCAAATTCATCAATCACGTTCGCCCGGAGTTCTGCTTCGGTTGCTCGGTTGTTCCATGCTTCAATTGCTTTATCTCCGCACGAATACAAAGGCAAATGTTCACTATCGTAAAAGCTGTGACTTGCTTCATACCCTATATATTTTATCGGCTTGCCTTTTGCGTGACACTTGTTGCAGATGCAATATGCTTGCATTGTTATTTTCTTAAATCCAATACCGTTATATCCGATAAACCTTCTTTGTTTGTGTGTTACACTAACGCTGTTGCTTCCGCAATAAGGACAGCTTTTCGCATTCTCCGCTTTGTACTTCCACTGTTCAAATTTTACCTCTGCCATCTCTGCTCCTTTCATTCCCAGTCCAAACGCTGACCGCAATTCGGGCAATACTCCCCTGCAACACCTTCATCGTCCTTTGCGTAGGTATGGCAGACCGGGCAACAATAGTTATCATCAACCCGCTTCGGCTCTGCTTTCTCGGTCAGCTCACGGAAACGCTCAATTGTGCCGATTGCTCGGTATGCTTGGACTTCTTCAAGTGCTTGGATTGCTACGCTGTACGCACAATGCTCTGTTCCGTACATGCAATTATCCGTGCAATATCTCTGTACACCTTTTTCGTTGCATATCTGCTTTCTGATTTTCTTAATTGCTTCACTCTCCGTCATGCTCATTCTCCTTTGCATATTCTCCACCGACAATTACACCTCTTACCATTTCTGCATATGGTTCATCTGTATTGCATACATAATACCGGTTAATAGGTCTTTTTTTATCTTTCGCTCTACCTCTGATAATAGTGTTTTGTAATTCTTCTAAAGTCTGATATTCAACTTCTGTCAGATACTTTAATGCGTCCTCTCTTTTAATTACGATATGTGTATTTACTTTATCCATGCTCTCACTCTCCCATCTGCTAATCTCTTTTATACTCGATTGAAACACCGCCACCAAAAACAAATACCAAAATCCAAAACCATGTATTCAGCGGATATGTCGTGTCAAACATTTCCATAAACGGCATATTCAAAATGTCGCATATCCAAAAAAGCAGAATAAATAGTTTTATCAGCATCAGTATTACCATACAATCACTCTCCCATCTGCTTTAATGCCTGCTCTGCGGCTTCTCTTGTGAAGAATAGCGTTTCCCCGAAACGGTCCTTGCAATGCTCATAAAACGTTAAAGTAAATTTATACTCTTTAACAGAAGCACAATAATCATCATCCCAATATAATCCATACACCGTATCACCCACACGGCACGGAAGATGTATCAGCATTCCGTTTTCTTCTGCGTCCTCGTAATCGGCAAGTTTCTCCATCATTTTATCCATATGGTCGCATACACTGCACCGACCACAACACTTTACATCTGACGGGCAGAATGCATTTTTATTATCTTCGCCATCTCTTTTCGTTAATCTCTCCATCCCTTACTCCCTTCCTGCCAATCTTCTAAACTGCTCACAAGCTGCTTCCCATTCGTGGCAATACTGCAAAAAGTCATGCAACGAAAAGTCTGCTTGCCTTGACTTGCTCTCTCTCCATAATTCAATCAATCTTTCATCTTCGTTCATGCTGTTTACTCCCTTCAATCAATCTCAACCTTTACATATTTGCGGTACTTATACTTGTATTTTGGATTGTTCCCGGTCTTTGCTCTGCTCAGTGTTGAATTGATAGTTCCTAAATTGTCACCGGTGATCCGTGCAAGCTCT